AGATGGTTTCAAATGGTTTAAAGCGTTCGGCAATACCGCCGGGAGCCTTGACACCAGCAGTCATCTTACTAACAGTGGTATTAAAAATGTATTCCCGACCTTCCGCCCGTGCCTTTTCAGCAGCGTCACGCAAAATCTCTAGAGATACTTCTGGTATATCTAAAGCGTTACGAATCTTGTTACCGCGACGGTATTCGTCTGTAAACCGACCCGCTTCAAAATCAAAGTCGTCCAGTTTGATCTTGGCTACCTCACCGGGACGTAGCGGTACGAGAGCGTTGAAAGCTACGGCTGCACGAGTATCCGCATCTTTGATTGCAGCGATACCTTCAGTCAAGGCAGGAAGAGACTGCTGTGCACCGGGGACTTGCTTAAAGACCTTTGTTTTACGGGCTTGCTTTGCCTTTTCCAAACCCATGCCACGAGCTTTACCTTCAGCCTTAAAGATGTTAGGCGGTGGGGGAAGATCGTTTGCAGCAGACATCTTTTCGATGGCTGATTGTACTGTTGCAAGAGTAGTGAAGGTAGCTTCAGAACCGACTTCGTTTAAGCTTGTAAGAAACTTGCTGTCGCCTATTGTTGACCAAGCATCGTCTAGGGATTTACCTGCAGCTTCGATTGCCTTAGTAACAGCCCCTCGCTTACCTTCCGGCCCCATCTCAATGGCTTCACCGATGGTAAGGGTTTGATTCTTGATTTTGTCGGCTATGCTCATGGATTAGTATCCGAATACTTCGTCTTGAACTTTATAGACGTGGTTCTTGATTGCGCCTAGTTGTTGGTGTATAGATGCGTAGCCACTCATACGGGTCATTACCATGTAACGTAAGGCGTCGTATGCGTGATCCTCTGCCTTCGTGTCTACGTCTTCGCTATTCGTCTTTGATAGAGGTATTCCCGCAAGCTGCTTAATGGTATGCTGGCAGGTAGAAAATACTCGTAAGCGTGGTTCTTCTGTGTACGGATCATTGCCTAATCTTCTGTGGACTTCCATCTTACCTTGAATACGGTTACGGTCAGATGGTGTCCAGCGTACACCGACTCGCATCATTGTTTCTGCTATGGATGGGCCGAAACCTGTTTTGTTCCAGCACGAAGCATCTAAGACGGTATAGTGTGGTAGGGGGTCTAATTGTTCTGCTTCTATTATTTTATCAGCTAATTCTTCTGCTGTCAAGTGTTTTGCGTACAACTCACGATATACCCAGATATTATTATCCCAATCAATAGCACCCAAAGAACTGCAGACGGGGACGAATAGCCATAGTCCGCTGCTCTAATGCGAGGCCAATTGGTAGGTAGTTCGAAAGGTTCGACAACGTGTCTACTCCGTGAAAACTCTGGGAAGGCCGCTCCCTCTGCCACATCCCAATCCCCCTCTAGAAGTCTCTTCCGCTCAACTTCTGGGAGCGAACGCAACATGGCTTCGTATTGTCCGTCTGCCATGAGGTGGGGATTATCAGTCAACCGTGCAGGAACAAACTTGCGGTAGAACAACGGCTGACCTGCCTTCTCGTGACCGTTAGGCCACACAAAGGGCTTCATTGTATCTATGTCGTATGCGGGAAACGCTTCGTTTTCTGTGCGTGAGTCGATGTACATCTTCTTAACCCACCAGCCACCGACACCGCCGGGGTTGGCTGTACAACGCATATATAGATTTTTTTGAAGTTCGGGATCTGTGGAACGTAGTCTAGAACGTAGGTAGTCCCAGACGTAAGGAGTTGGGTATTGTGTAATTTCGTCGATACCTATCCAGTTGAAAGCTTGCCCTTGAAAACGGGTAACGTCCTTGTCTCTGTCTAGGTAGGTAAACCAAATCGTGGCACCCGACGGGAATACCCACGTTGATTTTGATTCACGGAACTTTGCTCCGGGAAACGCCTTTGTATATAACTGGCGTGATTTATCTATGAGTTCGGTTAATTCGTCGAGGGTGCGTCTTAGGAGAAGACCCCGGTGATTAGGGTTGTGGCAATAACGTAAGGGATCAGCAAGTAGAGCAAACGACTTACCGCCGCCAGCCGCTCCCCCGTACAATACATCTTGTTCACCTGCCGAAAGAAACTCTTCTTGAGGACCGGGATTAGCTTGGAAAACAACTTCAGAATCACCCACAAGGTCGGAAACGGATGGGGGTAAAACGGCGAGATCTCCCTCGTCGATGACGTTTGTTCCTTTTCCAGTGACTCCCTTTTCAACTCTTCCAATTGTTTCTTCCAGCTTTCGGGCATAACTTCTTTGTGCTTCCGCTTTCTTTGTAGCTTGTGTAGCTTTCTTCTTTGCAGCCCGTAGACGCTTCTGTGCCCCACGACGGGCACGTTCAGCGGTGGATAGCTGATAGGTTCGTTTCTTCTTTGGTGCGTCGGTTTCAGACAAGGTTAGTCTTCTTGTGCCTCAACAGAATTTTCAGCACTAGAAGCAGCCATACGTCCTCTGTGGCGTAGCATATATCTATCTCTGTGCATCTTTATATTACTATGTAAGCGTGTTTCTGGATCTTTGTAAGCTTCCATAGCTTCTTTATACAAATCATCGTATTCCATAGCTTTTATGCCTTATAGTTTGCTTTGCGTCCGCGACAGGCTTTGCCGCCACCTGCCATAGCTTTTCTTTTTGGTTTCGCTGTACCACCGTATTTCATACCTTCTTTGTTTGAATTTACTTTCTTCACAACACTTAGGGTAATTTTATCGTAGGGATCATACTTACTACTGATGGCACCACTCATATTTGCTTCGTTCAAGTCATTTAAGTATCCAGCAATTTGTTCATCAGATAAATCTTTTCCACTCAAAAGCGCATCTTCTGCAATTCTTGCTCTGGCACCTAGCATTTTGCTTCTTTGTTGTTCTACCATTGTCTAATCCTATCCGTCTATAACGACTTCTTTCTTCGGTGGCAACAGGACTACGCCGTGTACTGCCGTTACGTTGTGGTTGATTTGTTCCTGCTTTGCTACGCCGACGCGGTTGAGTAGCGATTCGGCAGCTTTGAGGCGCAGGTCGTCACCTCTTTCCGGGGCGGGGTTATCTATCGTCTGAATCACACGGTTAGCTGCCTTCATTGCGTTGGTAGCTAAGATGGTTTTGGTGCGTTCGATGATTTCATCTGCAAGGGTAGACTTGAGCCACGCTGCAGATCCACGTGAATATCCAGCATCTATAGCGGTTACCTGACCACCATTTTCAAATAGCAACTCTAGGAACCGCTCCTGTTGTTGGGTCAAGTCCCTTTTTTTGTGTGTCTGGGGAAGTAGATTCATCGTTATTTTCCGAAACCGACTTGCAACGCCACTTCACATCTACAGGAAATAGCTGTTGTGATACCACGAATTCTTCCATTTCGGATATTCGTGCTTTGCATTGCTGTTCGGTGGGGTAAGGACCGCGTGTATCTCGTATTTCTACACACATGTCTGGTGAAACCGACAAGCAGACAAGTAACCAAGCTTCTAACATGTCGATTTCCTGTTGTTTATTGATGTGGGAAGGTAGTTTGTAGCCTCAATCGCCCAATGTCAAGGGTTTTCTACTGGTTTTTGTCGGGATGTGCTAAATAAACCTTGCCCCACAACACAAGTATAGCCACTATATGTATGTAAGTCAACAGGAATATCCATGCAGGTTACTTTTTTTTGATAAAAAAATAAATTTGGATACGATTTTGGTTGACAAATCGGAAAATTACCTATACAATGAGGTTAAGACCCTCAGGGAAATAACCCATTACCCCCCAGCTACCCCTACACGTCGGTTTCATACCCCTTCGGATACCCCGTTGGGGTCTTTTTTTGCCTAAATCACAGGGAACCCTCCCCTACACGTCGGTTTCATCCCTGCCGGGGCACCCCTACACGTCGGTTTCATACCCATATCGGTAACCCCCAAAATATAAAATTGCTGTCGAGATTGCATACAGGTACGGGTACCCCCCGGGTGGCCCTTACGACCCCCATAGAGTTGCTCCCCATTGCCAATGCCGTGGATTGACACCGACAGACAAACCGAAACAAACCCGCCGGATAATCCCGCCCGTATATCTGCGCGAATTCCTGTATTTTTTTACAAGGGCTGACAGTTTGTTGTATCGAAAACCCACAAGGGAAGCTGTCAAGGTCAACATAACACACAAAACAAACACACCCGACGCTGGATTTATCCCGCAATATCAAACCGCAAAGCCTACATTTAAGACACGGGCAAAAAAGAACCCCGCCGGACTAGCCAGACGGGGTCAAGTGGGAGGAATACGGGTCGGTTTCAGTTGTCTAGATCATGCTTTGCAAGATCCCATAGT